TTTTACTAAAAACTTGATTCCCTGAATCGTATTCTTCTTTCAATGGTTTGTAGTATGGTTTGAATCTATGTTTACAGTTTCCACTCCATGCTGTCTTGCCGTTTCTTCTTACTAACAACACATGATTCTTTTCCAACTCTACATCATAAACATACCCATTGTAATCTACTTTCTTTAATTGAACTCCCCTATAAGCAATACTTGGACTTAGATTGTAGTACGCCCTCTTAGAGTTATTCTCTCTTATTACCCAACAGGCGTGCTTCGGTAGATATTCCCCATTACTAAACTTCACAGCCCTTGGCTTTGGTGGTTTCCTAAAACTTGGATACTTACCGACCTTAAATATTGCTTCCCCTAATTGTCCTGCCAACCTTTCGCTTGAGGTAAAATAGGTTTTAGATTTAGATTCAAATCCCTTATACTTGCTTTTGTTTACAGAGCCATCTCCTAGATGATAACCTCTTAATAATTCTTTAAGAATTTCTGGTATCGCTTCCAACACAAACTCTGGCATATATTTTTCATAACTTTTGCCGAACTTCTTAAAATGTTTTGCCCATTGTTTATTACTGATAATAAACCTGTTCTTGTTTTCATAGAAACCCATTCCCAATAGTTCTTTCCTGTACCTATTCTTTCTTGGCTCACTTTGAGAGATAATCACTTTATTCCTATCTATATGACCCTCTGCTAGATAAGCACCTAACAAGAATGCATACTGTTTAATATCTATACCCTCTAATGGGGATTCAACCTCCTTGCCTTCCCAGTTAGCAGTCCTTAACTGTTTATGATTCTTTTTTATCGCCTCACTTGTAGACATTAACTGCCACTTTATATATCCTCTCCCACCTTTCCCATGACTATTAGTTCCTACATACATCATGTGGTCTGGTGTAACCATTAAATCAAATGAGTTACTCTTGAGCGAAAACACCTTGCCCTTATACTCGTATGCTATATGTTCTACATAATCAACCCATTCCATTTCTTGAGTTTCAGGGTCTATGGACATTATCTTCTCTCCCTGTAAGTTCTTAAACAATTTCCAACCCTCATTCGTGTAAACTTCTGTATCATCACTGAAACAGTTAGGATGAAATACCCCTGCATTATAAGCATCATCTAGGGTACGATACCCCTCTGTCTTTCCTGTTAAACTAACTATCTCACCTTCCCATTCTAGACATATATCACATTGACAACCTGAGTAGCTGGTTATTTCTGCCAAGTCCATTCCCCTTCCTAACATTCCGTTTACTGCTCCCTGATTGTAAGTATTCATCATCTCGGTTCTAGCAAACATCTCTGAATATTTAACTGCATCCCATTTCCTTCCTGCTGAATCTAACAAATACACTCCCTGCTTATCCATATACTCTAACATCATTCCTCTGATACCTCTCAATGTTCCCTTCTCAACTCTACCCTCTGAGATTATCGCTTGGAGTTTCGCCTTAGTTCCTTTTGATAGGATACTACTAGAAGATCTCCCTATTCCACTTACTGCCTCATCAAATAGTTTCTTAGAATTGCCTGCTAGATTCCTGATAGAATCATAATCGTAATCAGTATATTTCATACTCTTAACACCTAATCTCTTGAAATATGCAAAGTCATCTGACATACCACTCTTGTATGCATACCTCAAGTTAGAAAGAAACCAAGGGTCGGTTTGACTAACCATCTTCCTTAGTTCTCCATCTATCCCTTTAAGAATCCTCTGCTTCTCTAATAGTGAGTACGACTTACTTGCTAGTATTCTTGCTGTTATTCTTTTTGTTGTCTTGTCCACTATTGAGCTGAACAGTTTGACCCTCGTTCTTAACTCCTTGTTGTTCATCTACTCTTGCTCTTAAATGAAATGCTTCATCTGAAATATCTGCTTTCTCTTTGTTCTCTTCTTTAATCTCCTTCAATACTGCATCTGCCTCTTCGTCATCCATATCCTCTATAACCTTGATTGCTCTCTTCCTTGAAGTTAAACCACTATCAATCTTAACTGATTCGTTTGTTATTTCCTCAACCTTATCATCTACAACACCATCAGCAAATATTACATTAGGGATTATTGGTTCTCCTTTATATCCAACCTCGCCTGCCTTATTTCCTTTTTTAGCGAACAATGAAGCAATCTCTATTGCCTTCTGTATACCTAATTCGTAGTACAATGCTTTTCTGTTCTTCTTAGCAAGGGTTCTTAACATTCTTAGTTTCAATGCTCTGCCACTCTCTACTACCTTTCCACCTTTTCCCATATCCATTCCAACTACATCTGGTGATACCTCTCCGAATAGGAATATCATTTTAATCATCTCATCTATCTGGGTGAAGGCAACCTCTAAATTGGCATTCCATACGATGTACTCTGGTATCTCTCCATCTTCCCCTTTCTCAACCATTCCGAGTGCTTCTTTCTTAACATTATTATCTTCATCTAAAATACCCTCTGGAACTGCTAATATAGGGTCGCTGTGCTTATCAAGGATATTATCAACCTTAGTCATTCTGTTGTTTATACCAAAGAACAATGATTGTAGATCCTGATAATCTGATGCTCCAAAATACTTGTTGCTAGTCCTGAAGTTAGGGATATGAACAATAGGTATCTCCTCAATCCCTGTTTTTACACTTTCTTTATAACTCTTACCTGTCTTCTCATTGTATGTTTTTACTGCTACCTTTTTCAATACCTCCTGACTACTCTTTTCTTTCATTAGATATACAGATGTTTCTATCAATCCCTTTGTATACTTCTCTTTAATCAAATATGATTCTAGTTTACCACCCTCTTTCTGGAACTCTTCTCTCCATGCTAGAACTTTCACATCTGGGTCTTCTCTGAAGTTTGATGTTAATTCTGGGAAGTACATTGCAGGGTTTATATCCTCTACTTTTATCTGGCTATCTTCTACCCTAACCCTTAGAACTGCATCACCCCTTGCAGAGTTTAACAATGCTGATTCGTATAATTGGGTGCTCAGGTTGTTCTCTTGCACAATGGCATTTATAAAATCCTGTTCCTTTTTATTCTTTTCCTTGGATTCAATTACTACTTTCTCACCGAATAGTACATCTGCTATTACCTTAGATAAAAGCCCTGCAAAGTTGCAGGTCATATACTTCAGGTATTTATACCTATCTGAGAACTTACTACCTAACTCTGACATATATGCAGAGTAATGATCTCCTTCAAGCAACCTCTCATAGACACCGTATTGTCTTAATCTTAAAATGGAATCTTCTTTGGGGAACTTATCAATCTTTTTAACTGTCTTCTTTGGCATAGTTTTTTGGACTAAATTATCTACTATATTTTACCATATTAAACAAACACTTTCGCCTTCCTCGTAAATGACCTTGCTTTTCTCTTCTGCAAACACATTGTAGCAACATACCTCATGGCATCACAACCATGGTCGTTCTTCCCTATTGGAACATTTAATGATTTGCCTGATCTATCCTCTGCCCATTTGTATTTCCTCAACTCGCTCTCTAGGTTAATGCTCCTCTTGGTTATGTGCATTTTATAACCCTTCAAGAAGTCAATACCGAACTTGATACTGTCTGCACCCTTAGTTGCACCTTTAATATTGAACCCCTTTCTTCTTATTGTTTCAATACTCTTTGGTTCTGAACTATCTGCATAGATATATACCTCCTTAGATGGAACTAGGAATCCGAGTTTCTTTGCTATATCCTCATTCAGCAATCCTGTTTCATATAGTAACTCGTCCCAGTACAATTCATTATCTTTTGTATAAAGTGCTAGGACTGCTGTAGGGTCGTTGGTATATCCAAAGTCCAACCCATACCCAATCAGTTTACAGTCAGTAGGTATCTCCTCAACAACATCCCAGTTGGTATATATAGCACCTTGCAACCTTGCTTTCTTCCCTAGTCCATACACTTCCCACATATAGTTATCTGCTGTTCCTTGCTCTATGTTCTCTGGTGTAGGTTCGTATCCTTTAATCTTGTTAATGATAGCAGGTGGATTATAAGGATTATCAAGCATTGTAGAGTGTATCTTCTTTACATCTTTTCTTTTCTGTAAATCAAACACCCAATGAGAATCATCATAAGGATTGTAGTCCAGAATAATTAAACCACTCGTTCTCATTTCTAACTGGTCAAAATCCTTTTTGGTAATCTCCATTGTTTCATTAAGCCAGAGGTGATCTCTTTTCTGTCCGTGAATTTTCTTAGTATCATCTAATCCTACAAACTGGAAGGTTGCATTCTTTATTTTATACTCCTGAGCATTCCTCTTTTTATCTATATTAGGGGATACAGGATATCCATTCCTTTCGCATATTTCCTCAAAGTCTGGTACTAACGAATCTCTAACCCATGTCATTTTGCTTCTCGCTATTGTAAGCAAAAACTTCTCACCTGCCATTGCTTTCAATATCCAGAAGTAGAATATACTCCAAGTTTTTGAACTACGACTTCCTCCCTCATGGCATAAGATTCTATAATCATCTGCAAATTTTACAGTCCTTTGATATACATTAGTCAGTTGGAGTTTCTGGTACATCTTCCTCCCTTGGGTTGATTATTTCTATCTTGATCCCTTCTATATTCTCAAGTCCTATCTCTAACTTCTTTTGAATCCTGTTCTTCAACTGATTGTATTCTTTGATAGCCCCAAGTTTTGCTGAAAATTCTGCATCCTGTGTGATTAGGAATAATAACTCCTTGTCTACTCGTTCATTACTTAGTCCTCCAAGTTCTAATAATTCATTTATCCTGTCCAGAATGTTAAGGTTTGTCAAT